AGGACCACTTCCGGCACCGTCAAACCCGACACCGCAGATGACGATCTGGCCCGTAACCATCCATACCGTCGTGTCCAAGACTGCGTTGACGGAATTTCCGTCTACCGGAATCGTAAATGGTTCAACCACATGGCCAAACGAATTTATTCCGTTTGTGCCATCGGCACCATCTTGACCTTCTGATCCGGGAACGTTGACGACCTCGATTGTGCGGCAGGGAGTGCAACAACTTAAAACATCGCTCATAGGCTTTCTATATAGTTTGTGAAGTGAAGTTTGTGGGCGCTGTGGTTAGGCTTTCCATGCCCACTGTGGAAATATGTCCAGGCGAGAACTTCCAACCCGTGCCGCACACTCACAGCTTATGTTCAAAGTATCGCTTCGGGGGCTGCGGGGTTCCCTTGCTTATTAGCTTGACTACGCTTTTACCAAGTTGTCAATTACAATCCAATGCGCCCTAAGCCTGCGCCCCAACAAATCGAACGCTACGGGGCATTGTGGCCACCTTCCACAAATGACCTCAGTATCGAGCTGGGTGCTATCTCCAATGGCGGCTCATGGAAAGGCAAAACCGGACAACAGTGCGGTCTAGGGTTGTTTGAGCACTTTATGAATGCCAGAAAGCTAATCTGGCCAAATCGGTATCGTCACAGGTGGACTGATTTGATGTATAAGAATTTCATCGAAAACGACGTGACAATCCTCATGGGATCGGCCTCGTCACAAAAAACAAGCAGTGCAGTGGAGTTTTGTTTGCTCAATTATTGGTGCCGTCCCGAGAATACATTAGTCATCCTATCCACCATCAATATGGAGAAGATGGACATTGGAGTGTGGGCGGAACTCAAGTTGCTGTGGGAGCAGGGAAGGCAGCAGCATCCTTGGCTCGCGGGTAATATTGTTGAATACAAGCGTGCCATCACAACAGACAACATTGAGGAAGGTGTGCGTCATTTCACCAGGGGCTGCATTTCCCGGCCATGTTACGTAGGTGGCAAATTCGTAGGACTAGGAGTGCTCGCGGGGGTAAAGCAAGATTACATATTCTATGTCGCTGACGAATGCTTTCCGGGTGGCACAATGGTGGACACTCCATTGGGATCACGCCCGATTGATGAAATAGCAGTAGGTGATTTGGTCTTATCCGCGACAGGCTGTCATCGAGTCACTGGAATCGGGAATCGAATCGCAGCATCGCTTGTGCGCATTATAACGAAAGATGGAAGAGAAGTTATCTGCACCCCCGATCATCCCTTTTTTACCCAATATGGTTGGGAAAAGGCTTGCGACCTTAACGAGAAGCATTATATGCTGTCTGCGTATGAAACTATGTCCGTTTTGCAGCGCAGAATTCGATCACCCCACGAAACGTTTTTGCAGCGCGTCTTGCGCCTCGAAATGGGTCCACAACAAGCCCGAGATGAAAGCATTCTACTCGGATGCGTTGAAGAAGGCTCATGCGAAGAATCCGAAATGGCAGGAACGGCAAGCCAAACGCATGAGCGAAAGCAATCCGATGCACAATGCCGAGATTCGAGCGAAAGCAACCGCGAGTATCAGAGCAGCCGGAATCTATCCGAAAGTCCGAGGCGGAAACGGTACCGGACCATCGAAAGCGGAATGGCAGCTTATGCGTATGTTTCCAGAGGGAATTTGGAACTATGCCATCCGTACGGGTATGAAGAGAGGAAGTGGATTTCCTCAGTGTTACAAAATGGATTTAGCATTTCCAAACCTGAAATTGGGCATAGAAGCCGATGGCCCATGCCACACGAATTGGGACAATCGAAAACAGAAGGATATGAAGAAATCTCAGTTCCTAGAGGGGCTTGGGTGGACCGTGTTGAGGTTCTCAAACAAAATGATCCTAGATTTTCGGAGTCAGGTCCAAATAGCGGCAGATGTCGAGTTTACAATCTCCAAGTTGAAAGCCATCCAAGCTACAGCGTCAACGGTTTTGTAGTTCACAACTGCCAATTCATGGCCCCGGCATTTTCCGGGTCTTGGCCGCACTTATTCGCCAACGGCCATACAAAAATCATTGCCGCAGGCAATCCGAAGCACGACCCGGAAGATGAGCTAGGCAAGACTGCCGAGCCTAAAAATGGCTGGAATTCCATGCCTGAACCTCAAAAAACAGAGGTATGGGACACCAAATTCATGGGGGCCAAGTGCATTAACCTGGTTGGTACCGACTCGCCTAACTTCGACGTTCCAGAAGGTCAAAAAGAGCCATATCCCAAATTGATTAGTCGTCAATTCGCCAATCGCATCGAGCACGACTACGGCAAGGATTCCTTCGAGTATTATAAGCTAATCAAAGGCGTGATGCGGATAGCGTTTGCGGAATCCAGGGTCATCACCCGTCAACTTTGCCGAGAGCATCGAGCGTTAGAACAAGTCAAATGGAAGAATGACAAGCGGACGAAGGTCTACGGGCTGGATCCATCCTACGGTGGGGAAGATCGGTGCGTCGGTATGCCGCTTGAGTTTGGGGAAGATGTAGACGGCATTCTTGTGCTCAAGGTGTGGCCCTACATTGTTTACCGTCTGGACATCAGTAAGGATACGCCGATTGAATATCAGATTGCCGAGGAAACGAAGAAACAACTAGATATTCATGAGATCGACGCGAGGAACTGTTTCTACGATGCTGGCGGCAAGGGCACTTTAGGCAGTGGCTTCTCGGCTATCTTCGGGTCAATGTCACCCGTGCCAGTCGATTCAGGCGCAAGACCAACCAATCGTCCTGTGAGGCAAGACCTTTTCATTGACGAAAAGAATGGCAATCGCCGATTGAAACGGTGTGACGAGCATTACTCCAAGTTTGTGTCGGAGATGTGGTATTCGGTGCGGCACATGATTGAAGCCAATCAATTACGCGAACTTCCTGAAGATGTCATGGTCGAGGGCTGTGCCCGTATCTGGACTTACGTGGCTGGCAACAAGATCTCCGTCGAGCCGAAGACTGACCCCAAGAAAAAAGAAGATCTGAAACGACGATTAGGCAAGTCGCCCGATTTATTCGATTGCCTTGTAATTGGAGTGGAAGGCGCACGTCAACGAGGGTTTACAATCGCCAGGCTTGGAAAAGCCGTCGATGGAGACGATGATGCCTTTGAATGGTTGGCTGAGATGCGCAAGAAACACGAGAAGATGATGGAATCAAAACGACTATCATATGCTTAGATTGCGGCGACTCGATTTCAACGTGAAAGGAGGCTATTCATACATCCAGCCCGAGACGGGCATGAGATTCGACGGTAACACACCGTTTTGGGCACAGGTCCAAGCCATCTGGACACATCGCAAGGCCAACCATCTCGCACGGTCTACCCAAGATGAAGTGGCTCAAGATTTGGAAGCCTATACCTGCGTCAGAGTACCGGGTGTTTGTTACGAGACTAACAAGGCGTTGAGTAAATCCATTCCATTGAGGCAACCACGATGCGGATCATGCGGCGGCAGGAGAAGGCCATGATTCATCAGGCCAAGACCTTCAACAAGATTCGCCATGAATGGTTGGGCGAAGGCGGCGAGGCTGTGCCCATCGAGCAGGCCCAAGCCCGTGCCGATATCTGCACTGGAAGATTGAGCGGCAAACCGTGCCCCAATAACTATCAAGGCTCATGGTTATACAACGTCGTAACGGCCATCGTCATCAACAGCCAGTTAGAGCTAAGGCGGGCTATGAGTATAAACGTCGAGGGCGAAGAGAGCCTAAAGGTCTGCGAAGTTTGTGGGTGCAGACTGCAACTCAAGGTCCATGTTCCTTTCAGACATATATATCGACACACAACCCCTGAGCAGTTATCCAAATACCCGGATTTCTGTTGGCAACAAAAAGAACTCAAACAAATCACATGAACTCCCCGCTGCTAGTCACGCTCCCCTATTGTAATAAAGACATCGCCGCCGCTGAACGTCTGCTCAAGTGGATCGACGAGCTAAATACGTCACTGTGCCATTCCCTGTTACTCGTTGGGGATTCGCTGGTGTCTCGTGACAAGATGAAGGAGTTTAAGAGCATCGCTTCACGCTCGTTCCATGACGTTGAAGCAATCATTGTGACTGTGCCGACTAATCGGCAGGCGTGGGGCACCGCCACCAAAGCCATGTTCGAGCATACCGCATCGCAGGTAAGCCAATGTTACAAGTTACCCTGGTTATGGCTGGAACCGGATTGCGTGCCGCTCAAGCCGACGTGGTTGGATGAGTTGGCCTATGAATACGCTTTCTGTCCGCGACGTTACATGGGTGCGCATGTGACCGCTTCACAACTGAAGTCAGGTCCACCGCATATGGCGGGTCCAGCAATCTACCCTTCCAATGCCTATGCGGAACTCGTCCCATACCTCAACAACGGGGAACACTTCGATCTGTGTATCGCTCCGCATGTGTTGCCACGCTCAAGTAATACCGATCTCATTCATCATTTCTGGGGGACACAAGAGTTAGCGCCGACATTCAAGAGCGCAAAACTTGAAGGCGACCCCGAGAACGTATTGACGATGGCCCATATCAAACCCGGCGCAGTGTTGTGGCATCGCAACAAAGACGGCACGCTGATTGACATGATTCGCACTGAAACTGCCGCTGAAGCCTTGTTGCCGAGCGAGCCTAAACGTCGTCCCGGACGACCGCGTAAATTAGTAGAAGCCCCGCTTGTCCCCGCTGCCACTAGCTCATGAACTTTAGTTCCCCTGACCTGATCGCAACTACCATTCAAAACCTCAAGGATGCGGATCGACTCCGGTCGCAGAACCGTGCGCTGATTGACGACCTTTACAACGGAAAACCGCCCTTCAGTAAGCAGGAGGAGAAGGACAACCATATCCGGGTCAACGTGAATTGGGGTGAAGGACCGGACATCATCCTAAAAGCGCGGGAACAGTATGAGAATGCTTTTCTGTCATCGGATCTCTACTTCAAGATCCATGTCCCGAATTGTCCCAAGACCAAGGTCGAGCTTACGGAAGGCGAATTGACGCGATTAGTTAATCGCCTGATGAAACGGTCCCGCCCGTATTTGCATACGGAAAGGATGAAATGGGCAAGCGTCTCCGTCCACGGACTGGGACCAAGGATGTGGGAAGATCAATGGAAATGGTGCCCCTACTTCGTGTCGATTGCGGATCTCCTCATCCCCACGGACACGGACCTTACGTTGGAAGGCATGAATCATTTCGCGCCACGACGTTACTTCACACCCGGTCAGCTCTTCCGACGCACCTATGGCTGTCCTGAGAGCAAGCGTGATCCTGGCTGGAACATGAAGGCGGTCGCTCGAGTACTCGAGCAATACAAAGACCTCAACCAGAATCCCAATAACTATAACTGGGCGTATCACCCCGAAAAGATGGTTGAGCTTTGGAAACAGAATGTCACCACCTACGACCAGGATGCCGTACCTAAGATATGGGTATGGGACTTTTATCATCAGGAAGATGACGAAGGTCGTCCGTGTTGGTATCGCAAGATGATTCTGGACTCAGATTGTGTGGCAGGCAAACAAAGCGGCAATGACAAGCTCGAGTACCTCTACGACCACGTTAAGCCCTACGCCAACACAGTAGATGAGATACTTCACATACAGTTTGCTGACGGGAACAACATCGCGCCTTTCATGCTGCACTCGACCAGGGGACTTGGGCTGCGCCTATTCGATACGGTTCACATGTTGAACCGTGCTCGGTGTCAGTCGATGCAGAAATTCTTCGAAGATTTAATGAATCTGTTCCACATAGACGATCCTGTAGATCGGGCGCGGCTGGATCAGATTTACATGGGATTAAACTACGGAGCTTTTCCGCAAGGACTACGCTTCGTTACGCGGGAGGAGAGATACACACCAGACATGCAATTCATGGAGATGCAGATTTCCATGATGAAACAGCTTTTGGGCGAAGGCGGGGCGCAGTACACGAGCGACATTGATACCGGCACGGAGAAGGAGCAGACGGCATTCGAGGTTTCAACGAAGCTCAACCAAGCGACCAAGCTAACAGGGTCAATGTTGAACCTGGCCTACGTTCAAGAGACATTCGCCTACGAAGAGATTTGTAGACGACTTACCCTCAAGAACTCGCCTGAGTTTGACGTGAAGAAGTTTCAGGATGACTGCCTTAAGGCGGGTATAGACGAGAAATGGATCAATAGCGAACGCTGGGAGATAGAGCCGGTCAGGACATTAGGCAGTGGCAACACGCAGTTGGAAGGGGCACAAGCTCAAGCCCTGATGTCGGTGCGGCCGTTGATGAATCCCGAGGCGCAAGTAGAGACACTGCACAAATTCATCTTCGCCGTCACACACGATCCTAAATTGGCTAATCGTCTTGCACCGCTTAATGCTACCCCGCCAATCACGGATACCGTCCACGACACGCAACAGATTGCCGCCGCATTACTCACGACACAGGTCAATCCTAAGCCGGGGCTTAACCCTATCGAAGCCATCGAAACGATGCTCGGCAAGATGAATGACGCTGTGCAGATGATTAACAACTCGGGCGGCGTGCCTGACAGCAAACAACAGGTAGAGGGGTTGGTCATGGCCGGAAACTACGTTGAGCA